GTTCCCGTTGGCTATTTTTAAAAAATTATTTTTGGGGGGACCGGAACCGTTCGAGAAATTCGACGCGACCAATATTTTTATTTTCGAACCAATCACCGATTCCGGCATAGTGAACGATTGCCGGATTGTTTGTGAACCCGCAACAAAAGCATTCATTGTAACGCACATCAATCGGCGCAATCTTGTCTTGCTCTAACCCGAATTTGTTTAATGCGTCTTGCTCAAGGTACGGAACGCTAACGGTGTTGAGATAGTGAACAACTGCTGGAACTATCTTATCTTTGCGCATTTGTTCCAGGTTGAACACCGCAACGCCGATGTTGTAATATACCGGCCCGAATGGTTTGTAATGGCCAGTGTATTCCGGACAAGCCGCCAACCATTTGCCGGATATGTCCACGTTCCACAATGGCGTTAAATCGTCGTTCACAATGGTATCAATGTCAAGCTGAATGCACTTCTTCATTCGCGTAAACAGTTCCGCATATGTCGCACGCATCATCGCCATATAAGTGAATTGCTTGTTCCAGTTGATAGAACCCGGCGCAAAATACTTCTGGCCGGAAACGTTCACAACCTTTGCTTTGCATGGAAGTTCGACCGGCAATGCGTCATCTTCCGCAAGAATGTAAACGTTCGCTTTTGGATTGTATTTAATCAGCGACCGGACCGCCGGAACAATATGCGGATATAAGTTGCGCGTTAAAGCATAAACAACATTCATAGCGTGATAATCCTTCCAAGTTCATCAACATGGTAACGCTTGCCGGGCTTGTGTGCGTCCGCGTGACAATCGCGGCATAGCAATTCCAGGTTGTCAAAGTTCAACGTTACAGCCGGTTCAAGTATGTTAGACGGTGTTAAAACAATCTTGTGATGGACGATAACACCCGCCGAATACTGGCCGCGTTTCAAGCACCGTTCACACAACCCGCGTCTATACTTCACATATGCCGCACGGCATTGTTTCCACGCTTGCCCGTTGTAAAAATCCTTTGCAAATGCTTGTGCCATATTTGAGCATAACAAAAGGCACCGGTTGTTTTCCGATGCCTTCTTCGGGGTAAAAGCAAAATCTGTTAGCTTCTTGCAGTACCATAATAACATAAGGTTATATGCTATAATATGCTATTGTCTGCAAAATTTATATTTTCTTCTGAACGCTTCCAATGCTTCCCCGTGCAAGTGAATTATACGGCCTTCTGAACGGCCCATGATTGCGGCAATATCTGCGAACGATAACGTGCGGCAAGCATCGTTTATAGTCAGATAACGCAACGTTAAAATCTGTGCGTGCGCCGGATTTTCCAACCCGTCAACTTGCGTGCCGATTCGCTGAACAACTTCGTGATAGTGTAAAATCGCTTTATTATACTTTCGTTCAACGTCCAGAATCTGCGCCATTATGTCCGGCATTGTGTCCGCCGGTGTGGTCTGCACCTTGTCCCCGTCATAGGTTATGGCGCGAATTCCCGCCGCTTGATGGTGCAATTCAATAATTCTATCTTCGTAAAACTTAATTGCGCGTTTGCTCTTTATCACTTGCATCAAGTATTCTTTCGTTTTCACTCTTTGCACCCCATCGTTTTTCGCTTCGTTCATCTTCACGTTTCGCGACAATCAAGCACGGATATAAAACCAGAATTGCCGCGAACTGCAAAGCAATAATGTCAATCAGTATTTTCAATAGCTTCATTGTTTTCCCCTCTCACATCCGCGCCGCAGTTTGGGCAGAACGACAATGTATGTATGTCATTCTCATACCATGGTTGAAAACCGCAGAACTCACACGCATTTTCGCTTGTCCACCGACCGGCTTTGCGTTCCTCGATGGTCGGCTGTTCGTCAATGCTTTCGAGAAAATGAAACGCGGTATATTCTCCGCACTTTACGTCTTGCTTATTCCAGTGCTTTTTCAGCGCATCCGCATCAATCGGTCTCATGTTGTTCACCTCTCATGTCCGCACCGCAGTTGGGGCAGAACCTATACTTGCACCAATTCTTTTTTGGCGTCTTTCGGCTCCCTGTCCACGGACTATAAGCAAATCCGCCGCACTCCGAACAAATAAAAACCTCTTGCTTTGGGCGGTCGTATCTTGGTATCCACCGTCCCGTCTTGCGTTCCTCAATGGTCGGAGCGTGTTCGATGTCTATGACGGGGACGGCTATATCCCCGTTAGGCAAATGGTAATACATCCTCATGCGCCTATCAGTAAGAAGCGCATCTGCATCAATTAACCTCATGCTCTTCTCCTCTCCACGGTTCTGGCAGTGGCATCCATGCGGTTACTGCATAGTCAATACGAAAACCACTCATAGTAGGTTCACCAAATCTTCGCTTGTCATAAATATTGTACCATTCAGAATAACTTCTGTTTCCATCAGAGACGATAAACAAACCATTATTTTTTGTGTATTCATAAAGGTTCGGCAATCTCTCACTACACGGTATCCACCGCTGTTCGGGCTGTGCGGATGGCATCTGTTCAAGAATGTCGTATAATTCCGTTATCGGAATATTATTGTTCTTAGCGTAAGGATGGTAAAGCCGATTCTTTGTGAACCAATTTTCGGTCCATTCTTTTAACGCGCTAACATCAATCAGTTTCATTGGTTCGCCTTTCCGCAAAACTGCAATAATCGTCCTCTGACATAAAGCTGTCCATTGTTGGGCAATAATGCTTATCTGGTGCGCTATATGGCGTCCAAGACGTGTCATAATCTGCGCGCTCTTTGCACCTTACGATTTCGGGATGTGCGGATGGCAAATTAAGAATCGTCTGTCTGTCTATGTCATTCATATTCTGCACAAAATTTCTATGCTCTATCCAATCTCCAACATCTAAATCTTCTGATTCTTGGAATTGTTTTTCTGTCTTGTTCTCGTATTCATACAGGGCTTTCCACAGCGCATTAATCGCCGCCTTTCGGCTAATCAAATCATTATTCATAATCCCTCCACCCGTTCGCAACATATGGTGTGCCGTCCTGGTTGACCATTACCGTCACACCGTGACCGGCAACCAGATAGCAAACGCCCGTTTCCTTGTCGATATAAATCGAGTGTAACCAATCTCCGCCCGCGTATTTTACGCGGTTGTCATATTGTTTAGGGGCGCGGTCGCAACCGCAAACCCCCAGAACGATAAGCAATGCAATCAGCACAGCAAGAATTCGTTTTTTCATTCCATCCCCCTTTTGCACGTCGGCGAAAACATACACGAAAAGCATTTGCGTTCGCCGCGTTTCTTTACTTTTCGATTAACAACAATGTCGTTGCGGCAATCTTTCCGAAACGGGCATTCACCGTCTTTGTATTGCTTTCCGGCCACCGTAACGGAACTTCTGCGCCGAACTCTGAACAACGCTTTTAGAATCGGTGTTTCGTCATCAACAACAATGGTCCGGTTTCCATCGTCCAGGATACCGCACAACCCGTTTGCTTTCGCGTAGCACTGGCCGGTTTCGTTGCAGATAAACCCGCGTTTATACTGTCCCATTCCGGCCCCCTATCTAAACCGCACTTCAAGGCCGGTTTCGTCTGCAAGCATTTGTTGAAGTTCCTGGAAGGTATACAGCCCTTGCGCAAAGTGTTCAGCTTTCAGTTCGTACCGCGCAACGAATCGTTTGATGCGGTCTTGTCCGAAACCGAATTCGTCGTGTAGCGCATAGACGGCGAAAACCATTGCGACTTTTAGCGCATCTTCCGTTAGAATGTCGCGCATCTGTTTCAGTTCTTTGGGGGTAACCAACGCGGTTATGCCGGTGCGCTTTCGGTATTCCAGTTCCTTCCGGAATTCGTCAAGGCTCGTTTCTTCAATGGATTTGAGCGCGTACCCCATTCCTTCAAGCCGCCATTGCGTCATTTTGTCCAACTCAATCACCCCCGATTCCGAGAAGCAACGATTCCAGTTCGTCATTGCTGTATTGCCGTTGCTCAAAATCATTGAAGCCGTGTTTCTTTTTCGGCTCGACTTCGTGTGCGTCCCATACCGCAAGCATTCCCCGCCAATCATAAAGCGGTTTTCCGTCCGCTGTTTGCCAGTGTTTGGATTCGTAGTAAGCAAAGAATCGTTTGCCGTTCACCCGAAAACCGTTCGTTTCGATTTCCTTTTCGACTTCTTCCAAAGAAGGATTTTTAAACGCGCTGTTGCTTGATTGCTCTGCTTGCTTGCTTGCTGTTGAAGCCCCGTTTCCCTTCCGGCTTTTGACCGTTAACCTAACCCCATTATCATTATCATTATCATTTTCATTATCATTTAAATTATCATTATCATTATCATTATCATTAGGTAACGGTTTGGTTATGGTTTGGTTATGTTTTGGTTTTGTTTTGGTTACGGGTCTGCCGCCCTTTAATCCGTTCTCGTAACGTCTGATATTTGCCGTAATTTGGGGCTTTATCAGTTCCCACACCGCCGCCGGAACGCCTTCGATTTCACCTTCTATTCCGTCAAATGCGTAATTATAAATTTGTGAATAAATTGTTAACTGCTCATTTTTTTTCAAATTTTTAATCGCTTCGTAGAAGGAACGGTAAAAAATTATGCTGTCTCTTTTCATTTTTTACCCCCTTTTGCTAATATCTCGACAATCCTTTTGCCGGTACTGCGCTTGTCACAAAACCAGAATTCAACCCCGTATGCGATGTGACAACGGCACATTTCGTTATACAGTTGATAACCGGTTATCTTCGTGAATCGGCTTTTCCATTGCGGCACGTCTTGCAACGTTTTGAATTTTCCGCCTTGCTCAATTAGGAAGATAAGCCGGATGCGGTCTGTTTTCGCCCGTCTGACTTCACGCCAGAACCGGCACTTATCGCCCGAAAACAGATTCCCACAAAGTTCCGCAAGGTTCTGTTTCCGGTCGATAACAACATCGGGCCGCACGTCATCCAGGTAATCGCCGGTGTCGAGTTTTTCCACCCGATACGGAATGCCCCAGAAATCGAGATACCGCAAAATATGTTCGTTTTTCTTTTCGCGTGTATCACAGACTATCATGTAAACGGCAATTCCTCTTCTATTCCTGGCGGCACCGAAACGAAATCGTCGGTGTATTTCGGTTTATCTTCTTTCGCTACTTTCGCCCCGCAAAAGTGCGCGTGTTCGACGATGCAAAGCGTGACGGTTTCTTTTTCCTTCCATTCTTCCGTTACCATCCGGCCATCAATCACAATTTCCTGGCCCTTGTTGAAGTATTTGGCGATGAATTCCGCCGTTGTTCGCCATGCCTTGCAAAGTAAGAAACATTTGGTTTCCGTTTCTTTGTACTTCTCCGACCATGCCACCGTAAACAATAGGACCGGAACGCCGCTTTGCGTCTGTTTCAATTCCGGGTCTTTCGTCAACCGGCCTTGAATCAATACCTTGTTAATCATTCGTTGCACCTTCCTTTGCTTTCCGCATACACGCCAGGCACAGAACGCGGCCCGTGTTGCGTTTGCTGATTTCCGCAAGCTGTGACGGCATCTTGCCCGCCGCCGGAAGAATCACGTTTCCGCAACCTTCACAGATGTAAACAGTATCGTCGGGTTTGTCTGGCCGGACTCTGATTGCGTCGTGAATCTTGCCGAATGCTTTAACCCTGGACGTTCCTACAATGATTCGTTTGCCGATCCAATCCGCAAGCCGATCCGAACCCGTTACCGCCGCAATGGTTTCGGCATTTGTCACGTTCAGCACCATCGGCAAATCAAGTTCATCGAATCGCAGAACCAACGCCTTCTTTTTCCCCCCGGTTTCCGCGTCGTACATTTCTTCTTCTCCGACGCTTTTGATTGTCAATGTCTTGTCTCCGTCTTCGAACGTCCAACCGCCCAAAAACGTTTTGAAATATTCTTGATACCGCACATAATTTCCCATTTGCTTTAATCCCCCATCAATTCGACCGGCAAGCCGTCCGGTCCTTCGTATCCGTACCAATTCCCCGTTACTTTGCAGTTGTGATAAATGCCAATAAGTTCCCGGAACTTGTCATAGCCCTGTTTAATCCATTCGGGCGAACAAATGTAAACGCGTGTTGCATAGGGCGGGTTTTTTTCTTGAGCAACGAACGCGAAACCGTGTTCTTCTAATGTGTTCTGGAAAACCCCTTCACAATACATTCCCGCCTGGAACTGATAACCGTACTTCCGCGCAGAACGTTCAAAATGCCCATCTTCACAACTGTCCGTTGTTTTGTAGTCAACAATATACGGTTTGCCGTCATACGTCGTGAGACAATCCACACGGCATTTGCAACGTTCGCCCGTCAAATCGTCCGCCCAATAAAAAGCCTTCTCGTGTGCGCCTTCTAACAACGTCAGCGCAAGTTTATTGTGCGACAACGCAACGGCCATTTTGCCGATTGTGTTAACGTCATCAAGCGAAATAGGTTTCATCCCTTCATATTCGCATTCGCTAACAAATTCATCCCACACTTCACGCCCGTGTTTTGTCCGCCGGTCGCATTCCGGGATTAACGCATATTCATCGTAGAACGTGCCGCGTTCCAGAATGTATTTGTGCGCCGCCGTGCCGAATGCAAGTGCTTTCGTTTGTTCCGGCTTTTCGTCCAAGTGCTGTTTGTAGTGCATCGGTGAACGGTTAATGTACCATAAATCGGACCGGCGAACGCCTTTTTCATCGTCGTATTTCAAATTCTTTCACCCCCTTCCAAGAATCAAATCATTGATGCGGTTAACGCTTTTTGCCAGTTTGTCCGGCATGGTTCTCAATCTGGCCCGCCGAAGTTCTTCGACCATATCGGCAATCTTTGCAGTTTCCGCAATGATTTCGGCCCGAATCTGTTGATTGCTCTTTGCGTCGCGGTCCAGGTCGTTCCGCCGTATTGCGTTAAGTGCCGCCCTGTAAACGGCTTCTTGCGTCGGTTCGTAAAATTTGCACCGTTTGCATTCGGAAAGACTTGTGATGCGGCAAAAGCGTTTTCCGGTGCTGTCTCGATACATACAAGTTGTATCCTTTTCGTTTCGCCATTCGCTATTCGCAAGCCGCAATATTTCTTGCTTAACTTCTTTGTATTCCATTCCATTCCCCTATTTAAAATCGTCGTGCGGGGTAACTTGTTCCCATTTGTATTCGACAATTTCGGCAAGTTCTTCGAAAATGTACGATTGTGTTACCTTCCGCCATTTATCAAGCTGTTTTTCCATGCACCCTTTGCAGACGCAAGAACCGGTTCTGTCATACTTGTCGAGAACGTAGCATTTCGGGTCTTCAATTTGCGTATCGCAGACAACGCACCAAGGACAGCCCCGCAAATACTTCTTGTGTTCGCGTTCAAGACGCGCCTGGTAATAAGATTCTTCTATATGCGGTTCAAACATTGATAAGGCCCCCAAGAACCGGCAATTCCGCCCAATACTGGACGTATTCGCACCATTCTTTTCTATCTTCTTCCGTTCTGATTTCGTCCGGGATTCCAACCCCGTCCACGGTTTCTTTGATATAGGTGTTCCAACCGCCTTCAACGGTAAAATAAAGCGTTTTGGCCGTTTCGCTGAATTTGGTAATCGCCAAATACACGCCATCTTCTTCCGGTTCGAATCGTCCTTCGTGCCACCGCACAATTGATAATTTCATTTCATCCCCCTTTTTGTTCACTTCCAAGATGTTTCCATGATGCTTTCCAGGTTGGTCAGAATTTCGCCAATGGAAGCAATCATTTTGTTCTGTACGCCAACCAGTTCAATCAGCGTTTTCAAATCCGCACCCGCAACGGGTTCCGGCTTGCGTTCCGGTTCTTTGTGATTCGGTGCTTCCGGTTCCGAATTGATGCGGTCAAGAAAGATTTTTTCCGGAACTCCGATTTGGCCGCAAATGGCCTTCAATGCCATCGTTGACATTTTCTGCCGCTTCAATGCGTTCGTTAGATATGTATCGGAACACCCCGCCGCAACGCTTATCTGTCTAAGCGTTTTTCCGCCGGAAACTTCGTTCAATAGTTTTTTGAATCCTTCCGCATTTTTGATTTCAATCATTCCATTCGGTTTTATTCCCATTTTCTTTGCCCCTTTTAAATGGATTCCTTCTGTTTCTTGTAGTTCCATGTTGATTCGCGCCGTTTCCGCAAAATTTCGTCGTAAGCGGTCAGAAAGTACCACATTACATTTGAAACCAGATACCCGCCGCCAACTGCGCAAAGTGTGTCGCGCCATGTAATGTTCGTTGCCGCAAGTGCGCCGAAAAGAATTGCTATAACGGCATTTTTAAAGTTTTCTCGTTTTGTTCCCCGCATTTTTCTTACTCCCCTTGTAGATTCCGACCAACTGCAAGATTTGTTCATCGTTCAGCCCCCTTGCCGAAACGATTCTTGCAAGCCGGTCAAGCGTGATTTTCGACGGATTCTTTTTGTAGTCGCTCAAGGTGCTAACCGGAACCCCGGTTTCCTTTGCGACCGCCGAAAGATTCGCCGACGTTCCTTTTTCCCCGAATAGAATTGCCGAAGCTGTATCATTCGGGTTTTTGATTGCGCCGCGTCTCATTGCCAGTACCTTTTATGCGTACTTTTTCGGCAATAAAATATCTTCGACGGAAAAGCCGGTATGTTTGCAGAAAGCGCACAAATACTTTGCTTTGATTTCTGTTTTTCCGGTTTCCCATCGCGCTAACGTGCTACGCGTTACGCCAATCAGTTTTGCAAGATTTTCCTGGCTGTATCCGGCATTGATGCGTGCCGCCGCAAGTGTGATTTTTGCCATTTTGAACCCCCTTTCAATGAAATTTGAGAAATGCCTATTGCCATAATAGTACCTTTTCCGCGTACTGTCAACGCAAAAAGCGCACAATTTGTATAAAATGTGCTATGATTGAAACGGGGTAAACAATCATGAAAAACGATACATTGTACGCAAAAGCCATTGCAAAGAACTTGCGCCGTATTATGTATGATTGCGACCGGACGCAAGCGCAGATTTCAAAAGATTTAGGGATACCGAAAACAACCATTTCCGGATGGATTAACGGCAACCGTGTTCCGCGCATGAAGTATGTCGATTTGCTGTGCCATTATTTCAACTGTTCACGCGCCGACATTATTGACGCTGAAAACGGTTATTATTCCAAAACGAAAACGGTCGGACCTGGTAACGAAATCATGCGGCTATTTGAGATGCTGAACGAAGCCGGTCAGAAACAAGCCATTGATTATTTGCGGTATCTGGCGCAATCCGACCAATTTAAAAAAGAATCGGTCCGCATTTCGTGATACGAAAAAGGCCCGTCGGCTGTAGGGGACCGGCGGGCTAAAAGGGGATGGGTTCTGAAAGTAAACAGGAACTGATTGCATTATAAAACAAGCGGGGCAATAAGCATACTATGAAAGCAGTAAAAACAAAATCCGGCAAATGGCAATGTAGGCCCGTTGACCATTATGAAACGGTTAACGGCAAAAGAAAAGTTGTGCTTGCGTGCGTGACCGCCGAAACGAAGAAGCGTGCGTTAGAACTGGCGTATGCTTATGAACGCGACCGGAAACGCGCAGAACCGCTAACGTTCGCCGACGCTTTGCAGAAGTACATTGATTTGAAGCGCAACGTGCTTTCCGTCACAACCATTGCCCGCGGTTATGAATCCATCCAAAGGAACGCATACGGTCAAATTAACGGAATCACGCTTGATTCGTTCACTTCCGAAATCGTGCAAGCATGGCTTAATGATTATAGTTCGAACCATTCGCCGAAATCGGTTGCGAACGCGCACGGTCTGCTAATGGCTGTTTTTTCGATGTTCCGCCCGAATATGCGTTTTAACGTCACCTTGCCGCAAAGGAAAAAGCCGGATTTGTACACGCCGACCGATTCCGACATAAAGCGACTAATTGAAGCAATCGCCGGAACGGAAATGGAAAAGGCGGTTCTTCTGTCCGCATTCGGAACGTTGCGACGCGGAGAATTGTGCGCGTTAACACTTGCAGACGTTCATGGGGACGCAATCACGGTTTCCAAATCAATCGTTAAAAACGGGGCCGGTGAATGGCTTCTGAAATCGCCCAAAACCGCGGACAGCGTTCGGACGGTAAAATATCCGCCCGAAGTAATAAAACGCTGTGTGCGCGATTGTGCGCCGTCTGGAAGGCTTCTGCGACTTACACCGGATCAAATAACGCGCCGGTTCCCGAAGCTGTTGAAGGAATGCGATTTGCCGCCGTTCCGCTTTCACGATTTGCGTGCGTACGCGGCTTCTATCCGTCACGCGCTTGGGATACCGGACCAATATATTATGGACGAAGGCGGATGGAAAACCGACGCGGTTCTAAAGGACGTTTACCGCCGGACGATGCAAGACAAGAACAACCAGTTCCAGGAAAAGGCAAACGCGCATTTTTCGGAATTGCTTGCCGAAAAAACTGTAACAAAAACTGTAACAATTTTTCCGAATAGCCGGATATTCTTCCGAAAACTCGTAAATTCTTACGTTATCTCGTAACCGGAAAACCGCGTAAAATCAACAAAAAACCGGAATCCTTTGTTTTTCAAAGAATCCCGGTTTCGTGCGGAAGACGGGACTTGAACCCGTATATAATCCGCTATAACCCTTGATTTTACTGCATTTCCGGTCGGAAACTGTAACAAAAACTGTAACATTATTCGAAAATTTCTTCGATGCTCACGTTCAACGTTTTTGCAAGATTGTAAACCGTCATCGCCGCCGCCGTGTTTATTGGCTTCTGCGCTTGCTCATAGTCTTGCAAGGTCCGCAAATTGATTCCGGCTTTTGCGGCAAGTTCCGCTTGCGTCATTCCGCGTTCGATGCGGATGCGTTTTAAATTCGTCATACTGTCACCTCTTCGAACCGAATTTCTTCAAGGCAATAATTCGTTTCTTCGTCAATTACTGCGATAAGCCCGGCACCCTGTTCTTTCAGCATTTCGACCGCTTCATTATAGTCGTAACTTCCGTTTCCCCAATCGTCCGTACTTTCCATCTGTACCGCATACCATTTTTTCATTTTGCGACCCCCTTTACAAATTCCATTGCTTCGTCGTAAGTATCAAAATAAATTTCGTCACCCTGGTAAAACACCGTGTAACCGTTGCCGAATGTTTCGATTTCCATTTTAACCCTCTCTGCCCGGATTGCCCGCCGGGCTCGGGGCTTCAATTATTTGATTTCTCTTCCTTTTATAAAATCTTCTAACGTCCAGAATCCGCGCTGATTGTATACATATTTTTGCCCGTTTTCGTCAACGTATATTGTTCTTTTCTGCTCTTTCCCGTTCAGAAGAACAACTTTTATGAATTCGTTTGTTTTCTTCATTGCTTTTACCTTTCTGCGGGCCTTTGTACCCGGCCCGCGGGGTTTGTTATTTCATAACGCTGTGGCGTATTCTATCTCGTAACCGTTTTCTTCTGCGACTTCTAACGCGTGTATAAAATCGTTTCTGTCATCGGTTTCATAATATTGTGGTGCGCTAAACATCTTGCTTTGGTTTCGTAACCAGTAAATCATGTAAAACATTTCCATCCCTTTTTCCTTTCTGGGGGCCTCTTGCCCGGCCCCCGGTGGGCTTATGTTATAGGCTGGTCACCTTTTTTACTGAACTTTGACGTATGTTTTCATTGTTGCGGTTAATCTGAAACTTACATATCCAAGCCGTTTGACTTCGTTTACCACCTGGTTCATTGTGTAATCTTCGTTAAGATTAAGTTCCGTGTAAATGTGGCATCCGCTTTCGGTAATCACTGCAACTGCTAATCTTTTCATTTTGTACCCCTTTCGTTTGCTTGTTTCCTGTTCCTTATGTTTAGTATTATACGCTTTTTAGCGTACATTTCAATATGCAAACTGCACAAAGTTTTCAGCTCGTAATTTGTGCAATTTGTACGCTTTTATGCGTATGCCTAAGGTTAAAAAAAAGCCCCGGCACGGATATTTCGCCGCACCGGGGTTCGAAGGAAGAAGAAGTGTAATATGAAAATGGAACTGTCAATTAAAAAGTTTCAACCAAACATCACCGGACAACCGGCCCGTTTGCGGAAGCGATTTCGCCTTTTGGAATGCAAGCAATGCAACCCTGGTTTTGGCCGTGAACGTGCCGCCGTACACGTCCCCGAAGCCGCGCCCCGAAAGAATGCCGTTCAGAATGTAACCGAATGTTGGATGTTTTGTAACTTCCGCGTTCAGAATGTCATCCGCAACCGCTTTCGACGATTCATAGAAATTGTGGTTAGCGGGGTCCAGGTTCGCGCCGTAATACTTGTTCGCCATGTATTTGAAGATGGTAACGGAAGCCGCCCGGGTCTTTTCGCCGTAATCACCATCGACGGAAAGCAAACCGCCCGCGTACGATTTGAGCAACTGCGCGTAATTCTCATTCAAGAACTTTTGATACTTTTCCACGGATTCGCCGCCGACCGGACCGGAAGCAATTTCGTAAACCCCTTCGACGTGGCCGATGTGCAGAACGCGGTCTGGATCCGCACCGGCATATAAAAGCAAATCGCCAACCCGCAAAACTTCGGGGTCAAGAATATGGCCGTTTTCGACGTGGACCAACACCTTTTCAAACCGGTCACTTTCAAAAATTCCGACCGTGTTAAAATCCGGCATATCAAGCCCAATGGCGGCAAGCGTTAAACACTGTGACGAACTGCAATCAGAATAATACTTGCCGTCGGAATACTTTGTGTAGCAATATTTGCGCTTCGTCTGGCTGTAGTAGTTTCTACCTAATATAGTGCTGTATTTGTCGTGATATGCTTTCCGCAAATCGTCGGTCAGTCGTTTCGGGCGCATCACGGCAACTAAACCCTTGCGCCATGTTATTCCGTCTTTGGTCACCTTCTTCGAATATCTTTGCCCGTTGTAAACATCCGCTTTAATTGTGCGCGGAAAGCCGGAACCATGCCCGCACAAAATCACATTCGATTCTTTCATTTTGTTGGTGCTTCCGGAAGCCCTGTTGCAACCGACGTTAGAAGCGACAAAACCCCGGCAAGAATCGACGCGGATGCAACCGCCAACCAATTGACTTCAGACATAACCGCCGCCGTTCCGATGGTCGCAACCGCCGTTTGGCAAACGGTCCGCAAACAACGATACAATGCAAATTTCCAGAATTCTTTGTTCATGCTGTTTTCCCTTCCACGATTTTGATTCGTTCGTTAAGCCGCTTTATTTCCGCATCTTGTAACGCGGTCGATTCTTCAAGCCGGTATGTTCTGTCAATCAACTGGTTATGCGCTTCGACTTTCGCGGTCAAATTGTCGATTTTCATCTGTATAAGCGCAATAGTTTTATCGTTCGCTTTCGTTGTCTGTTTCGCCTGGAAGAAGTTGTTAATTAAACAAACCGCTATTGCAATCAACCCCGTTATAAGCGCGTCACTCATTGGTTTTTGTCTCCGTTTGTTATGTCAAGTATGTGTTTTATAGTTTTCTTTAAGAAATATTTGCGTCATACAAGATTTTTCCAGCTATAAGGCTATCACTTGTTACGCCTGTAATGTATGTGTCCATATTTACAATAGAACTCGCCGTGTTTACTGTCCACATTTCAAGCGGGATTCCGCTACCTTTGCACAACTCAATAGCTGTTGAATTGACATAGTAGCTGTCACAATCTATAAACACCTCATTAGTTCCAGTAAGCAATCCTTGCGCTGTTTCAATGGTTGTACTCGTTATTGCTGAATTATGGATTATGCCAATACGAGCGTTAGCATCCAATGATTTAATTATAGAAAGATTGCTCGAACCGCTGACATAGGTAACGTGTCCTTTCATTCCCGTAGACAGCACATTGTCAATAAGGATTTCGTATTGCGCTTGCGATGCATTCCGTAAATCAAAATACGGATGCAATCCCAATGCCCTACAAAGTGTAAGGAATTGCAAAGCAGACGGTATTTTCGTCCCAGTATATGCACTTGATTTCCAAGAGCCAAAATCATATTGTTGCAACTGTTCAAACGTCATGCTTGATATACTGCCAGTACCATCACTACACCTGTCTATTGTTGTATCATGTGACAGAACAGGAACATTGTCAGAAGTATAAACAATATCTGCCTCAACATAATTGAACCCATTCGTTTTTGCTAATTTGTATGCTGGCAAGGTGTTTTCTGGGGCAATTGTAGAATAACCTCTATGGGCAATTCCTTTTACAAATGTGTCATAATCAAGGGCAGAGGCTGTACCGCCACCAGAAATATCTATGATGTTTCCGTTAGAGTCATAAATATATGCCATTATGCCGTCTCCCTTCTGATACGCAGTTCTGTTGCACCGGAACTAATCAAGGTTGCCGCCTTTGTGTTGAACTGTATAGCAACGTATGTATCCACATTTGGCGTCATGACATAACCGCTTCCCTGCCATCCACTATCTGATGGCATTTTATTACTAAGTGACGAATGATTTTCTATGGCTGAAGTTGTTGACGCTGTTTTTTCGCCTGATACGACACCAAACTTATGAGTAGATGACCCTGAATCATGTTCAAAAGTGTATTTATACCCTGCTTCAAGATAAAACTCAAACTTGCCATAACTGCACCTTGAGGAGTTTGCCGTGCAATATTGCCCGTATGTACTGTTATAGCTAGACCCCCACGCAGTACCCTCTACAAAATCGTCCGATATTGACAATGATTTCCACGGTCTTGTGTCTTGTGTTACCGTCACACTGAATGTGTCCGTTTTGCCCTCATAAGTAACAGTAACCGTGCTTGTTCCAACTGTAAGCGTTCCGCTTAACGTGTAATCTGCGCTATCAACCGTTGTGGTGCTTGAATCGCTCCATGTTGCCGTTACGACTAAATCGGTTTTTAAGCTGTCAAGCGTGTCTGTATCGTAAACAGTTCCGCTCTGCGTGTATACCGCCGAAATGCTCGATAACGTGACCGCAACCGCTGTAACCGTGATAATAAGATTGCCTGTCACGCTTGCGATGCTGATTGCGCCGTTGTTATATGCCGTAGACGTTATATCCGTACCGTCCATTGTGATTGATACGGTTGCCCCTGTCAGCGAATAACCGCTTGATGCAGTGATGGTTGCGCTGTATGGTGCGTTCTCCGTGACCGATGCCGCCGCATTATTCGTTGTACATCCTGTCAACGTGTTCGTAACGGTGTAGGTCTGTGCCGGTGGATAAAGCGCATCGTATAAATTTTGATAATACTGCGGGCCACCGTCATCGACATAAACCGCTTTCGCCGCAATCTGCAAAAGAGCCTGTTTTACATCATCAGACAGACCGCCCAACTCGCTAATTTCTTCCTTTAAACCATCAAGCTGTTCGTATATATCTTGCAAATCTTCCGCCGTTCCGTCCGTCGTGCCGTCCTGGTGCGGGGACATTTCGACAAGAAACATTGCATTGCCGGTCGCTATCACGTCATCATTGTATGCAACAACCAGTTCCACCGGGAAAAACCCGAATTCTTGCGACATTCCAAGCGTAGTCGAAACGGAAGCGGTCGAACCGGAAATTGTGCAATCTTCTGTAAATCCTAACCCGCTTGGTTTCGTGCCGCGAATTGTCACGGTCGAACCGGAAGGAATTGCAAGCGGTCCGGCCCCGTCCATCAAATGAAACGATAACGGTCGACCAACGTCATACTGCGAAATCTTGATTGTTTCCGCAAAGCCGTTCCCCGGTCTAATGTTGATATAATATTCTTGTGCGTTCATATTTAACCCTTCATTAAATCGCAAATCGTGTCTGCAAGTGATTTCTTTATAGTTGAAATGGTCAATTCGTCGTAACGGTCCGCAAGCACGTTGTACACCGTTTTCACAACTTTTGCTTGCACGTCAATGTTTAACGGCGGGTAAATTACTTCAACCGTATCACAAAGCGCAACGTGTTCAAGCGCGGCATATTCTTTGTATTCTTCCGTTTGCCATAACGGAACAAAAGAAACTTCGACGGACAACGAAGCCGGATTTTTATTGCGTGCTAACCATGCCGACGCATAATCGTTTAGGTCCGCCCGCGTCGGTGCTGTGTCGAAATCGCCGGATGCGTCAACAATCGCAACATGGTTATATTGCAACGTTCGCGGTACGGTCTGGATGTTGCTTCGTACTGATGTTGCACCGTCTTTTTGCCAGTATGCAATTGCCGCCGTTATGCTGTCGCTAATATCAATATCGTACGTCATGCCGGTCAAGTTCTTGGTGTAAGCGATTTTCACCCCGTTATCCGCGCCGCGTGCCGCCCATAGATTAACATCATACATATCCCATTCGAGTTCGCCGCCGAAAATGTACAACATGGAATGCTCAAAACCGCCGATTGCGTCACGGATAGAAAACGCATAGTGCGCCGAAACTGCAATATCCGGCCCGATTGCCGGTGCAATGTCCGTGTTGAAGCTGAACGGGTTTGCCGCCGTTACGCGTGCGCCTTCGATGCCGTTCCACATAACCGTGGGCGAACTTGGACGTGCGCCATAATCGAACGCTATGATGTGGTTAAGTTGGTAGCTGATATGTTGCGCTTGCACTACCAGATTGCCGACCATATCGAACGTAACTTCATAAATGCGGAACGGTTGCGGTCTGGTTGCGTTATCGTGCGGATTAGCGTAAATAATGCGGTCCACAATGATTTCATCAGCGCAAAACCCGTCGCGGGGATACTCCATATAAAGCGCATATTCGCCGTTTCGTTCTTCCGTCACCTGGCAAACAATCGCGTCGTGCAAAAGGCAAATCCCGAACGTTGTAAATGCTGTTTCGTCTTTTTCAAATAGTCTCGGAATCATAGTTTCCACCAATTCGGGTAAATGTTGACAATGCCCGGGCCGTTATCAATATCGGACGTTGTAAACGACATATCAAGCCGCGTTTCGTCTGCGCTCAATTCCGGAAAAACAATGCCTTCACCGATGCCGCTACCGCTTGTATTCAAGAAAAGGTGCGAACTCATATTGTTTTTGTCGTTGTCGTACAAATATTGCAATTCGCAATTCATGTACAGCCGCATAACGTCCGCCCACGTCGAATGGAATTCGTAATAATATTGCAATTCGCCGTTTTCGTAATTTTCCCAAGTTGTATACGGCACAATCTGCGCCCAATAATCAATAAGCGGTTTCGCCGCGTATCCGGTCGGATTTTTAAGCGTGAAATACTGCCCGAACGTCGCGTTAACGTGCTTTATGCCGGTTGTGAAATAATCCAGATCGAATTTTAACTGCAATGTGACCGCTTCCGCATCCGTCACGCCGTCCGTGATTTCTATACGCCAGAACCGTTCGTTTTCCGCTGAAATTGCAAACGACGTTAAATCACCGTTGCCGACCGATTCCGAAACCGTGCGCAGTTGCGTCAACGAAGAATCATAGGTCGAAAGCATTACTGTTATTTCGTCCCCTTCCGGAACGTGTGCTTCAACCGTAACCGCGCTACCGCTAACGGGAATGTATTGGCTTCTGTAGGTTGGTGTCACCCATGGCATGAACTGCAACGACATTTCGCCGGATTTAAGAAACCGTTGCGGTTTGCAGTTAAAAACAATGTCGAACTGTCCGCCCCGGTTCCCTGGTATTGGTTCCGGTTGCAATCCCATCGCGAACGATGCCATTCGAAATTCATCCAGGTGGTACGAATCTTCAAGCCGCTGATAACCGCGCAAGCGACATATTGCGGACCGGAAAGCGGAAAGTTTCGCGTCGAATCCGTTTGGAATGTTCGCGGGGTAAGCAATTTCAATGTTGCGCCATCGGTTATTGTCAATAATCAAATCACCATTGCGCCCCGGCACCGATACATATTCAACATCGCGTTCCGGTGCGGCAAACGTTCCGGCCCCCGTTATCCAAATGCCATAATCGTCGGTGTTTATGCCGCCGAATGTTAAACTATGCTTTATGCCCATACTGCTTTTTTCCTCATGATTTCGTTTTGTATCGCACGGGAAACTTCTTTTGCAAGTGTTTGTTCGTTCTGGCCCGGTGCCGCGTTAACCGTCATACTGATGTTGATTGTTTTGTTTCCGGCATATTCTTTGAGTTTATCAAGCCCAAGAATAACTTCTTTTCCGGCTTCACCGCCGCCCATAAGCGAACCGCCCATTGCGCCGAATATCGTTGCGCCGTTAAGCAAAATTGCATTGTCCAACGCTTTCCGATACCATTCGACGGAAACAGAAGGCGGGGTTCCTTTGCCGCCAATGCCCCACGGAATTTCACCGCCGGAAATTTTGAAGTGCGGAACTTTAATGTGCGGGAATTTTAATTCGCCGGAAAGAAAACCCTTGATTTTTTCGATTGCGTTCGAAACCGCATCTTTTACGGAATTGATTGCGTCAGAAACCTTTTCTTTGATGTTGTTAAACGTCGTTACAATCGCCGACGATTTCACGCTATCAATGAAGCCTTGAATTGCAGAAATGGCATTGCTGACCGCTGCTTTCGCCGCGTTTATCGGGTTTTGTATCGCGTTCTTGATGCTGTTCCATAAGTTCGTTGTAACGGTCTTGATAACGTTGAAAACAGTTTGCATGATATTCCGAATACCGTTTATGCGGTCATCCGTGAATTTCTTCAACGCGTTCCAAACGCCTTCCCAATTCCCTTTGATAAGGTTGGAAACAATGTTGATAATGTTTTTAATGGTTGTCATTGTGTGCTGTATAATCGCCTGGACAACCGGCCACACCGTTTCGACAACGGTTGCGATTGCTTCCATTGCGGTTGTTACCGTTTCGCTGATTTCCGGCAACGATTCCGCAATATAATCGCGAATCTGCGAAATTATCGGTTCGAACGTTGCCCATACGCTTTCGATAACCGGCAAAATGTTGTCGTGAACGTATGTGTATACTTGCCGCACATATTCAATGATAACCGGGATGTAAGCAACGATTGCGGATACCACTTTGCCGACCGTTGCGCCGACCGATTCCCAATCGACCGACTGCGCGAACGCTAATAATTGGCTTCCGCCTTCTGCAAGTGCCGGTGCCATTTGTGCAACGATGTTGTTGCGTGTTGCCGTCATCGTTGTTTGCATCCGTTGAAAACTGTCATCAACCGCGCCCAACGAATCAAGCGTTTCACCGTCAAGAACATATCCGGCTTCGTGCGCTTCTTTCGCGAAATCTCCGATAACATCGGAACCGGCCTTAATCAGCGGGTTCAAATCTTGCGCCGATTTGCCTAACAACTGCATTGCTAACGCATCGCGTTCCGTGTCGTTGTCGATGCCGCCCAATGCGTCAATCAGTTCGTAAAAGACTTCTTCGGAACTTTTCAAATTGCCGTTCGAATCGGTTACGGAAACGCCTAAACTTTTAAACGCTTCCGCCGTCGCACCGGTGCCGCCCTGTGCGCTCGACATACTCTTTGTTAGCTTTGTCAGCGAACCGGTAACGGTATTCAAATCAACATCAATCAGTTCCGACATATATTGGAATTCTTGCAATGTGTCGGTTGAAAGATTTGTTTGCGCCGATAACGTCATTATTTCATCAGCGTACGCGGCCGAATCCACAACCGCATCTTTCATTGCGCCCGCAAGTTCTTTTACCGCCTGGATTGCCGCCCGTGCCGCTGTTTCAGCGAAATCAACCAGAAGTTGTTTGGCGACCGACCAACCCTTGTTCGAATCTTCCGCGTCTTTCGCCGCGTCTTTTGTCGCATCGCCTAATTCGTTTTGCGCTTCTTCCGTATCTTCGGACGCATCACCAACGCCGTTTAACGTGTTTTCGGTGTCGCTTAATTCCTTTTCGTACCCGATTAACGTTGCTTCCGTTGCGCTGATTTCGCGTTCAAGTTCCTTTTGCTTCCGGGCCATTTCTTCCGACCCGTCATCTTGCGCTTTCAGTTGTGCAAGGGCCTGTTTTTCAAGGTCGAGTTTTTGGCGCACATCGGCAACCGCATCTTGCAACCCCTTTTGCTTTTTTTCAAGCAATTCAACGTTTGACGGGTCAAGTTTTAGGGCCTTGTTGACTTCACGCAATGTTTGTTGCGTCGATTTCAAATCTTTGTTAACGTCCGTTAATGCCGATTGTAACGGCTTGGCGTTCCCGTTTATTTCAATTGTGATTCCTTTTATATCCGCCATTTACTAACCCTCAAAACTTGTCAAAATCGGCTTGTGTTGCTTTTCGCGTCCACCCGTTCCAACCGTCGTTTGCTTTTTCCGTGAACATATCGTAAATAACGCCCATATCCAACAACTCTAAATCGCGCATTGATAAGCCTATTTCAGCGCATCGCAGAAGATATAAAGCCGTTGTCATTGGCCGGTTTATTGCCGGGCTTTTTTTTTGGCTGTAACGGTTGTTGCCGTGTTTGCCTTCCACAAATTGAAAATGTCTTTGATGGAATTGGCAATGGCAAGCGGGGATTCGAATTGCGCAAGCCATTCTTCGATTGTTTCCGCTTCCGTTTCGCCGGATTGCTTTGCCATACAGAACGCAAGGTTTTCGAATACTTCCGTGCTTACAACTTCGCCCTTGCTTGAAACCGCGCTTCGCAATGTTGGAAGTAAATCAGAGCCAAACATACTACGGTAAACGCGTGGTGTGGCCCCGTTTACTTCCATCATGATTTCTTTGCCGTCAATGCTAATGATTTTGCGCATAATACCCCCTTATAATTACGTTGTGCCGCCGCTTGTCGGGACCTGGACAGCCGTGAAAAACGACGAATACGCGGTCGAACCTTCTTCGGCGCGTGCCTTAACGACGTTGCCGGGAATCGCCGCAATATAAATCGAAGTTGCGGTAATATCAATTGTTTTTGTCTGCGGTTCGATGGTTTCTTCTTTGGTCGAACTTGCAACGTCCGGACGGGATGCAACGCAATTGTAAATAACGTGTCGAACGTTCTTATCATCGCCGTCGAACTGGAACATAAGTGCGAAATGCACCGGTTCCGCATCCTGTAGTTCGTACTTTAAGCCGGAAGTGCCGTTCTGGATTTCTCCAAGAATGTCAGCCGCAAACGAATCGCTAATGTCGGCCATTTCAAGCGATCCGGAATAGCCGTTGTTGCTGTTTGTCACATAATACGCAATGTTGTCAGCGTAGAAGTTCGAAGTTTCGCCTTCCGCGCTTAACGTCAGCGAAACCGCGCCAGGAAAAGCAACCGGTGTCGCATACGTTGCGCTGTTGTTCGTTCCAAGTGTAGCAACCGCATAATAAACATTTGAAATGCCAAATGTAACTTTATTTGCCATTGTTTAACCCTCATTTTCTGACGTAATTAGAACGTCAAATTCATAAACTGTAACGTGCATCCGTTCAGAATCAATCCAGGATTCCGAACGATTCCATGCAATGCCATTTTCGGCAAGCGTGTTCTCAACCGTTGCTTCCATGGCAAAATCTTTGTTGTCGGTGTACAGTTCAATCACCATGTGTTCGATTTTCTGGTAATTGATACCGTCGGCCATAAAATCATTGTTTGCCGGATAGAAGAAGCATACAAAAGGCGGTGCAACCGTTGTATCGTCCGGAAATTGATAATACGCATACGGCAAGCCAATTGTGCCGACCATCGTTGCAATTTCTTTGTACGTCATTCTAAAGCCCTCTGTAAGCGGTTAAACGCTTCTTCGTTTACCCATGTTTCTACGTCTTTTATTTGTTCGTTTGGTTTCGTTCGTCCGCCGTTCCGTGTAGCGTGTCCGTATTCGATTAGATGCGGCAATCCCGGTTTGGTCGCGTTATAAACAACCGATTCAATTGTTATTGCGTCTTGCGTCGTTTTTTGCCGCCATCCCGTCGCGTAATGCGTGTGACTTCCGGACCGCTTCGGCGAAACCGTGCGCAATGTTTTCGCGGCTTCTTTCGCGACTTCCGGAAACGTTTCTTGCATCGCAATCGTTACTTTCGCGTTAAATTCATCAAGTGCGGCCCCGATTTGAATTGCAAAATCATCCGCCATTTGTGCCGCCCTTCCGTTCCGCATAAAGTTCGATGCTGTCATTTCGTGCGCGGTACGTTCTGTAAATGCCGTATGTCCGTTCGTGATATTTCAACGTGCGTTCACCGGCATAATCGCCGAAAAACATCGTAAACCGGAATTCGGGGTTCAATCCGTTCCGACCGGCTTCGAAAAACTCCGCCCTTGTAACGCTGTCCACCTGGCAAAAAACGTCGCGTTCGCTTGTTGTCGTTTGCCAAACGCCGAAATCGTCTTGTGTTTTGGTTTCCGCAATCAAGGTAATAACTTCGGATTTATCCATCAATATCACCCCAATCGGTATAGCCGGAAGCCGTTACAAGCTGTGCTTTCGATTCATCGTAGGAACGTTTCAGCCGGTCGAATTCGTCCGGCTCGCCGAATCGCATCTTAACGAACGTTATAACCGCATCTTTCACAATCGGTGTCATTGTTTCCGGCAAGACAACGCCGGCAATCTGTAAATCTTCAAGCGCGGCTTCGATTAAGTTATCTATTTCCGCATCAAAAGCCGGATTGACAACCCGCAATGCCGTCTTGACTTCTGCAATAAAAGTGTTGCTTGCCATCGTTTAAAATCTCCCTATTTCGCCGCCTTGAACGCTTTGTAAAACTTATCGTCGATAACGACTTTGCCGATGTGGCCGCAAATAATAGACGGGTCACACCAAATTTTGTAGCCGCACTGACGCGCACGCCAACAAAACGCAACATCTTCACCGTTATTTCCAATCGGCGAAAACATATTGTTGAACTGACTTTGAACGCTTAAAAATACTTCCGTGTTAACCAGTACGCATCCAAAACCGCAACCGCCGACTTCGAATAGTTCGTCCGGAATCGTTTCAAATTCCGCCCACGAACAAACATCGTTCTTCTTTATGTCGAGACGGTCGAAAAGAACCGGCGAATATGGCGGAACGCGCCGGAAATAAAGGCCAGTCAAAATGTCAATATCGCGTTCAACCGCTGTATCTAACATTCTGGCAAGCGTATCCGGCGCAAACACCATATCGGAATCAAGCCATAAAACATAATCGGCTTCGGCTTGAATTGCTTTTGTTGCAAGGTTGTTTCTTGACGTGTAAATCAAAGAACCGGCTTGCATTGCAAGTGTACATTCGCCGACCTTCTGCAATAATGCCAACGATTGACAGAACTGCGTCGGAACTTGGTCCATACACGGAACCGCTAACATAATTTTCATTTGCTTTTACCCCTTTGATTAGCTGTTATTTGCAGACTTTAACGAACGCATTCGGCGCGACAACGCCCATGCCGACATACTGACGGCCAAGAACTTCAATAAGGTCCTGTTTTTTAAGGGTAAGGTCATCGAATTTGAATTCGATACCATCGCCCGCCGGGAAATTCATAAGCGCACCTTCTGCAAGGTCACCAACAATCATGTAAGTTTCGCCGGTCGTAGCCGCCGCGAAAGATTTCATGCTGTTATTGAACACAACGTCAAGCCCTTCAAACGGGTCAACCGGATAGCTTGCCGCATACTGCGCCGCTTTGAATGTTGCCAGGGTCTGTTTGTTAATGATAACGACCGGATTGTTTGCACGGTCGGAAAGCTGTGCCATGGCCGCCGCAACGGTTCCAAGCTGTGCGGTTGCCGCTGTAACCTTCGGAACGCCCGGGCAAGTTGTGGTCGAAACGGTGCCGCAAGCAATGATTTTGGCAACTAGGGAATCCGCCGCCTTCTTTGCGATTCTGTAAGTAATTTCTTCGTAGATGTAACGAAGGAACGCTTCGGAACGCATATCGTAAACTTCGTCGGAAAGCTGAACGGCCTTCTTGATAGAAACCGGCTGAAGAGTCACGATTCCAAGAACCAGATTTTCCGGATCAATCGCCGCCGCGCCTTCCGTGTGTTCAATCGCGTCATCGCCGCTGATTTCGAACCCGATTTTAAGGTTGCCTTTTACATAGGCTTTGCGGACGCGGCTTGTAATTCCTTCGTTATCCCATGCCGTTCTAACGACTTCTTCAACAAAAGCCGGAACCGGGACCGTTCCCGAAACGTTTTCGGTCAGAAGTGCGCGGCACTCTGCATCGTTTTCGGATTTGATGTATTCGGCGAACGCGTCAATGTACGCCTGGCTGTTTCTGATTTCTTCGTTGTGCATTGTTCTTTCTTTCTCCCGTTCTACGGGGTTAATCTTTTCTGTTACCGTACCGGCACCCGCCGCGACCGCGTTTCTGATTTCCACGCGCTTCGATTCGGCTTCTTTCCGGCATTCAAGTTCTTCGTTGATTGCGCGAACTTCTTCTGTCAGCGCATCAAGATTTGCTTCCGGCGCATCGCATTCAATGGCAATCTGCGCTTTGCGTTCCGTAAGCATTTCAATTGTCATTTCTTTGATTTCCATGCCTTTAAACCTCTGTTAGCAATTTGATTAGTTTCACTTTCCGTTCGCGTTCTTCCGCTTCGAGTCTCTCCGCCCGTTCTGCTTCAATCACTCCGTTGAAGTAGTCACGCGTCGCAACGCTTAATTCGGTTGTGGGGTTAGCCGGAAAAACAACCGGCGAAACGTCAAACACCTTTGCCACGCGTTTGATAACCCTTGTATGTGTTGCACGGTCGTATTCATCGCCGTCCGGTGCAACGGTAAAAGCAAACGACATTTTGGGGTAGTTCCCGGCGGCAATATCCGCAAACAATTCCCGTGCCGCTTGCGTTTTACTCAAATCTGTACGTTGTGCAAGCCCATGTTCGTCTGTCCAAACCTGGACGGTTCCGGCGGACGTTCTTGCATAAACGCGGCCTTCATGGTCAACACGAAAAACGACATCTGATAAATCTGCGTTATCAAATGCCGTTGGTTCGATGCGTTCTTTGTATTCAATTCCGTCATTTTCGAAAAGCGTGTATGTTTCAAACGTTGAAGCATACCCTTCGACCATGTAAGACGGTTCTTGCACTTCTTCCGGTTGAAAAATGCGCATTTGCATTGTTCTGTATTCTCTATTCTGATTCATCGGTTATGCCCCCATCTGGAATTAATTTATCATCCGCGCCGTAATATTCGCCGCGAATAATCCGCACATCACCGTTTTCGACCGGCGGCAAATTCCATATGTCGCGAACGTCGTTAATGCTCATAATTCCCCGGTCAAGAAGCTGTGACGAAACGGCCAGTTTGTCCGCATTGCTCAAATACTGCAAGCGGTTCGACGTTGCAATTACGCGGTTGCCCTGGCTTTGTTCGCGCAAAGTAAAAAGTTGTTTGGTTAATACGTCGGAAAACTGAATGGCGAAATTTTCCACGCATCCTTCGTAAAACGCCGACCACGAATCACCAAACGCTTTGTTGGTAAGAATATCTTCGTTAACGCCGAAGTATTCGAAAACGCTTTCTTTTATAGCTTGCATCTGCGCCGAATCCACAACGAACGGTTTTGCGGATACTTGTTGTATGTTCTTGTAGGTATTCGGAAACAGAAGCAAACCGCCGCCCCGTGCATCCCTTGCAAAGTTCTTTTCGCTAAACCGCCGACGTTCTTTTTCAAGGTCATCCGGCTTTGCGAAATTATCCATCTGCGCGATGAAACGATACGTTGCGGAACTCTTAACGCCTTCTTCGATTCCCTGGTTTTGTATGGCGATTAGGTCCATAACCGGAAGCAATGCTTTGTTATCTTCACCGAAGAAATCATTGCGGTACTGAAATTTCGTCATAATTCCGCAATACGATAATTCGATTGCCGCTGTATCGCCCTTTGCGAATTCGTAACGCAAATACGCTGTGTCGCTGTACTGCACAATTTCGCACTTACTCGGAAGCGGAACGTATACCCCGGACGGTTCGCCGAAATCGTCGTAAATCGGCACAATGAACGCCGTGTTGTGTATGTCGAGAATCGTGCTTAAACGGTATAAAAATTGGCCCCACGTCTGGAAGCCGTTAGGACCATGCTTTAATTTGTTCTGTAGTGCCGGACGCGCCGCGCCGGTTGTTTCTACCTTCAATTTGCTGATGTGTGTAGCCCTGGCATTGATTGCCGCCCGCACTAAATCAGATTCGTAAATACTTCCTTCATGCCGGTAAAACTTCGGCTCGTATGTGCTTAACATACGGTATTCGCCTTGATACCGTCCGACCGGCTTCGGTGCTTTCCCGAAAATAAAATCAAATAGACTCATTTTTCAATTGTTCTCCAATTTCGCCCCACCATTTTTGCCGGACGGTCATTGCGTCAAGCAAAGCCGCGCACCCGTCAATATGCAACGTCGGGGATAACTTAACCAGTTTGCCCCGGCCCCGTTCCACGCTCATTTTGACCGCACTGTTTAAAAGATGTGCTTTCAATAAATCGTTGTTGCCGATGTGTATTTTTCTATTTTCAAGCCGCGCTTGCGTTTCCTGTATGATCCCGTAAAGGTTTTCGCCCTGGTAAACGTCATCGCAATGAAAACCGTATGCCTTCAAATCCGAAATGAGATATTGCGCCGAATATCTATCGTAACCGATTTGTAGCGGATACAAACGGAAGCGTTCGACCATTTCCACGAACCAGTTGTAACAATCCCGATAATCAACGAAATTATCACCGCTTGCAGACAAGAACCCGCGCTTAATGTAAATGTTGTACGGCACGCCGTCGCGCTGTGTAGCTTCGTCAATCTTTTCAGCCGGTAACCAGAAATGCGCGAACACATACAGTTCGCCGTCCTTTTCGACAACAATACAAGCCGCCGTCAAATCGCGCACTTGCGACAAATCCAAGCCCGCAACGCAATAACAATTTGCAAAATCTTCAAGCCGCAATTCGTCCCCGGTCGCGTCGTTGACCACGCTTGCCGGAAGCCATGCAAGGGAACTGTTTTGTTTGATGTTACACATCTTGCAAATGAATTCCGCTTTCCGGCTTAAAGAGCCTTCTGCAATCGCGATTTCTTCAAGAAGATAATTCACCGAAATCGACGTTCCCAAATTAGGATTAGATTTGCGCAGTTCGTTTATGTCGTTCCATTTCTCAACATCATCAACCATGTACAGGAACGGCAATAAACGTGTTTCTTTTGAATCGCCCATTAAAAGGCGCGTCGAACGTTTTACAAGTTCGTCGAAAATGCTGTCATTGACATAACCGGATGTTGTGCAAGAAATGGCAAGCGGTTCTTTGCGGCTACCCATTCCGCTTTTAAACACTTCATACGTTTTTAGCCCCGCATCACCGGACCACGCGGCTACTTCGTCGCAGATAACAAGTGAAGGGTTAAAACCGTCGGACGATTTGAAATTAAAAGCAACCTTTTTTACTTGCGCATTTGTTGCCGGAACGAATAAATCAGATTGCCGCAAACGTGGCAATTCGGCATCGTCTTTTACTTTCTTGTTGTGCGCGTCACGTTCTGCAAATGATTCTTTCAACGCTTGAAATTCGGGGTCTAACGTTGTCATCATCCAGACGTTGTTATAAATGATGTTCGCTTGGTCCAGTTTCGGCGCGATGTTATAAACCTTTGCACCGAACCCGCCATCGACAAGCCACACATACCGCGCAATTGCCGCCGCAAGTAAACTTTTTCCGTTCTTCCGTCCGACAACAAGCAATATTTCGCGGAACTGTCTTACACCGTCCGCGTCCACGATTCCGAAGATACACGAAACAAAACACCGTTGCCAAAGTTCTAAAATCAACGGCCCCGGTGCTAATTCGCCTTCCGTGTGGAAACAATGCGTTTCAATCCAATCAACCGCCGCGTTTGCCTTCTTTTGGTCGAAGAAAAACGTTTTGTTTTCCAAGCCGGAAACAATATAATCCATCAAAAGCGCAATCCACTTTCCGACGGTTATCGAACCATTTTTAATTTTTTGGTAATAAGAATAAATCGCGTTTTCTTTGCCCATCCCCGTTTATTTCCCGCGTCGCTCTCGGAAATCTCGAGAAAATAC